TCCCTACTATCATGCATGTGCTTGATCGCTAAGCCAGCAACCACTGCCACACTACCGATAGTAGCAGCAGCACCAGCACTTATTCCAGTCCCAAGGGAAGTGCCAAATTTCGCTCCCTCTGCCGCCGCTGCTTTTCCGCCAAATATTTTACCGATCAATTCCCCTACAGTTGAGGTCTTTCCCTCAAAACCCTTAAACCTTAATAGTTTTCCAAGCTCTAAGGTGGCCCATTCAGCAAGCATATCAGCAACTAACTTTCTGAATAGATCGAGAATACCATCAAAGAAATCTTGCCACTCTCCATGATCAAACATGTCATAGAATGCTTTTTCAAAAGTGGTTTGTATACCTTCTATCATATTGTCATACAATTTTTTAACTTTACCTGTTCCTACACGTGCATATGATTCATGAACTTTCTGTATTTCTATTTCATTAGCTTCATGGATTTTTCTCAATAAATCTGCTTCTTTTTGTGCTTCTCTAGCCGAAGCCAGAGTTCTTTCTTCATCTGCTTTTTTCCATCCCAGTTTATACTCACTCCATACATTCCGAACATCATTCCAGTTTACTTCAGTTAAAGCCCTTGTAAGATTTATTGTTTCTAATGCTGTCTCAAGTTCTTTTGCTTCCTTAGTAGCTTTAGCGGTAACCTTATTATTCTTTTCAGTTGCCTCAGTTCCCTTTTTTATTTTCTGTTTCAATAAATCATGTTCTGCTCCGAGTGCTTCTATTCCATCTTTGAGTCCTTTTGCTTCTGCTCTGGCTGCTTGTTGTTCTTCATTATAAGTTTTTATACTTCCATTAATTGTTTTTAACTCAGATTCTAAAGCAGCGAGTTTTCTTGCATTCTCACCTTTTGGATCAATATCAAGCTCAGGAAAATCTTTTAATGAATCTCTTAGAGTTTTGATATATTCAATTTCTTCTATAATGGCTCGTTTACGTTCATTTAATCTTTCAATGGCTTTATCAGATCCATAGATAAACTTTGCCCAAAACTCGCCAGCCTCAGCAACAGCCATATAGCTTTTTGCCACTAATCCTAAAGTACCGATTATTGTATTTAAGAATCTGGTAAAGTTTTGTGTTATAAGATCATCATTTACAGCAAGCCAATCTTGAGCTTTTTCTATTACATCTTTTATTTTGGGAGCTAATTCGGCTCCAATAGCAATACCCATATTTGTTAAGGTATCTTTAACATCTTTCCACATGCCCTCTATTGTTTTTTGATACCTTTGCCATGCTTCATCTGCTTTGCCTGTACGATTAACTTGATTGTCAATTTGTTCAGTTAGTTGACTAAAATTATCACGCATAAGGACAAGATAAGCACCTACTGCTTCCTGGCGTTTTAACAGTCCTTGCAATTCTCCGGCGTTACCTTTTGTTGAAGTCTGTATTCTTTTTAATACATCAACAAAGCCAATCTTTTTAATAGCATTTTGAATTCCGCCAAAATCCTCAAACATATTATTGAGGCTATCGGTGGGCGTCATGAGGCTTTTAAATAAGCTCTTTAACTGCGTAACAGATACAGCAGTTCCGGCGCCGGTGGAGGTAACCTGAGCTAATGCCCCTGCCATCTCATCAGCCTTTACGCCAGCAGCTTCGGAGAAGGTAGCCAATTCACCGATATAAGGTATAAGTTCTTTTACGGTTGTAATACCGCCGGATTCAACCTGATATAACAAATCAGCAGCATCAGAGGCATCTACAACATCACCTTTATAAGCCTTGTAAACAGCAGCTAATCCCTTAACCACCTCATTTAATTCAATGTCCTGATCTTCAGCAGCCTTTCCTGATGCTGTTAGTAAATCAAGAGCTTCTTTTGGATCTCTTACGCCTGCGGAAAGAACATTGTAATATCCTTTTACGAGGTCAGTTGCACTTCCAATGGGATCTTCAATGCTATTGATAGCTGCTTCAACTTCAGCAAAAGTCTTGTCTGATACTCTGCCTACATTGGTCACTGCTCGTTCATATTCTGTGTATGCGCCTATGCTTTTTTTGACAACCAAACCAGCGGCGGCGGTAGCTGCTCCGGCTGCAATCATAGCTGTACGGTAATTAAAAACACTTTTCTTGATAGAAGTCCACTTGCTTTCCATCTGTGCAAGTGCTCTATTGCTCTTCGAGCCAAAAGAGTTTACATTACCCGCAGCGCTGTTTAAATCCCGTTTAAACTTGCCTGCATTAACGGTTAATTCAGTTTCAAGACTTGGCAGTTTAGCCATTAATTAGACCCCCGATATTCTCCCTGATAATATCGCTTTCATCATATTCAACATACATAATTTCAATAACCTGAGAATTTTCATAAACACGAAACTCATGTAATTGACCTGGTTTAATAGTACATGATTGACCTGTTTCAAGAACCATTTCTCTTTTACTGCCGAGCTCCTCAACTATCACGCCAATCTTTCCAGAGATAACTACAAACAGGTTATACTTCTGTATATGATAATGCCAGGAGCAACGATAGCCCTTTATTAATTTCAAGAATGCAACAGCGTTAGTACTGTCTTTTTTTATGAGCCATCGTTCTCCCCAAACATGGGCAGTTCTTTCCATTATTATCTCCTTTTAGTCTTTTGCCCTATATTTTTTGTTCTCTTTGCATTTTTTGTTGAGAACGCATTCAACATAGCTTGAATACGTTTACTCCTTTCCTGTTTTGAATCGGTTTGTTTTGTGGGTTGAGGTCGTAATGCAAAATCTTCCATCGAATAAGGATTTTGTCGTTTCTTTGTATCTCTGTATATATTAGCCAGCAGGCTTGTAAGTTGACCTATTCGATAATCCTGTTTCCATTCGCCCCAGCCATTCTCAAGATTCCAGAACGCCTCCAATTCAGTAAGTTCAGAACTGGTTAAATCCCTCAATAAATATTTTGGGTGTGGATACCCCAGACTGATTGCTATTCTCCATCTTGCAATTCGACCTGGGGTTTTTGCGAGTTTTTTGCAACGTCTTCGCTTTCCTGCCCATAAATTTTATTAAGGCGATTGGCTGTATTAAATATGCGATCTAAAATCTGCCCGCTTTTTTCTCCCAATGCTGCGCAATCTGCAAAGGTGAATAATCTTTTACCTTTATCATCAGTTATCGATGCAGCAGCGAGAGCAGCTCGGATATGTATATAAGCAGCTTTTTCACTTTTCTTTTTTTCACTTTCCGCTATCACATACTGTTCATACTCATCTCGTGCATCAGCAGACATTTCGCTTACATAGACAAACCCGTCCCATTCAGGAATTTCAACCCGCCCTTTCCTTAAATCTTTGCGGGTTGAAAAATCTGTTTTAGTCAGCATTCTCATGATGCTCTCCTTTCTCATGCTCAAAGCATGTATTTAAATTATCCCTTTGTGATTGTAGTGGTTAACTGAAACGTAACATCCCATTGTAAGTCAGAATCTACGCCACCATAAGGTGTTGAGAACCCACTTATACGAGCACTAAATGACCATGTTGCTGAAGGTGGAGAATCAGGACATAAAATCTGATAATTATCCTCTGTTTCGTCAGTATATGCGTCGTATAACGCATTCTGTGGTGAATCAGTCGGATCCCAAAACATGGTTACTGTTATGCTGGGCGGCTCCTCCATGCCAGGATATAACTGCCTTACTGTGTCATCAAGACAGGTTCTATCCCGCAAAGACTTTGATACTGCAAACGGAGGCATATCGCATATTTCCGCTATCGTATCAAATTCCTCTGGACTTGCACCATCGCCCATTTGAAGGTACAATCCCTGTGATTCTACTCTTGCCATTTTTCCCTCCTATTAATTATTAGGTTTGTATTTCATTAACCTTTGGGGCTAATTGAAATACCTGTTTATGAAGTAGCCTCAAAATGAGGTACTATAAAATCCAAAATTACCCGTGGTGTTCCTGGCTCTAAATCTTCATATCCAACGCCAGTTTCAAAGCCATCATATTCACCATCGAGTTTAATCCCACCGATATTTGACTCGCCATCGATAGCACCAAGGAAACCGTCAAGACAAAGCCGCACTTTATCAGCCAATGTTCTCGCCCCTGAATATGTATCCGCCCAGCAATCTATTTGTATGCGTGGCCGTAACCTTCCTGATGGCCCGCCAAGACAATGCCCCCGCACTGTAGATACCCTAGTATATGTAATTGCTGGTAAGGTTCTACCTGGCGGTAGCTGTATTGGATATATGCGTGTACCTACCAATGCAGAGACAGCATCATTAGTCCTTAATCTGTAGAATATTTTTTCTTCTATACTCATTGATAACCTGCTTTAGTTCTAAAATATCATGTCTGATAATATGCTTACAGCGAGGACACTTAATTTCGATCTCAATAATACTTCCCCTGTATAGTAATTTATTACAATATGGGCATCTATATTCCGGTAACATTACATGGCAATCCTGCGCCTGTAGCTTTTGCTCATAGCGCCATATTTCCCTGCTAATTTTGCAGCATGTTTAGCCATCGCTTTTGCCATTTGGAGCATGACTTTATTGTAAATTCTGCTCATATTTTCATCTATTGCAGGTCTGAAAAAAGCTCTGATTGGCCCCGATCCTGTATGTGTGATAGTAACCCATTCTCCATTGATCTTGAATGGACGTGGATGACTTAGTTTTCTGGGACCTGTTCCAAATTCAAGCAGGTGAGCATGAGAACCACGACCATCGGTATAAACTTCATAGGCACCATGTACACCCCTCACTTTTCGCTTACTGATAGAATTGTATAAATTGCCGCTTTTATACAGACCACGAGCTTTGATTTTCTGCTTAACTGCTTTTTTCAATACTGTAGCACCTGCACTAACAGCATTGTCTAATATCGTTCCCTGAACCTTGATAGGAAACTCCTTTAATACATTATAAAGTGCTTGTGTCCCCGTAACCCGAAAGCTATGTCCAGTAAATTGACTCATTCCTGCACCTTCGCCATTAATTCCATACTATCTTCACGCCCATACTCAGCTATACTAAGAATGTTATAATACTCACTATCATAGCTAATACGCATTTTTGTATTGATTCCAGATACATACCGTATTCTAAATATTACTGTAGCTTCGCTTACAGTACCGCTGACAAAAAACTCTCTACCGCTTCGATCTCTTTTTTGCGCCCAGCATGTAATAAAAGTCGTCCATGAACCTGAAGGCTCACCATAGGAATTGAAAGCAGGTGAATCTTCTCCCCACTGCTCAATTATTATTCTTCTATCCATGCGCCCTGAAATTGCCATTAAAAACTCCACACTTTATATGATGCTAAAAGGCTATCCCTTCTATCGCATAAAACTTTTATATTAGTTTCTGGCGGCCTATCATATAATATTTCAGCATGCAGCATTATAGCATGTTTTATGGCGTCTGGAATATTAGCTGCATAGTCATCAGGACTTGCAGTTTCATCTTTTTCATATCCGCATACAAATTCAACCTCGATAGGGTTCTTAGGGTGTAATATATCAGTTGGCCATGTTGCATCATAAGCAAGTATTACTCGCCCTGGTTCTGAATCAATATCCTCTTCATAATAATCTTCATGCCACGTTGTTGGTTCACCACCGGTTGAAATAGTATATTTTATGGCTGTAATTGATTGCAGGGGTGGGAGAGGTATCTCAAAATAATCTTTGCCGTCACTTGGCCACGCATCAAGATAATATTTCCATGTCTGTTCCACCAATGCCCTGTGAATTACATTCTCAACCCATAGTCGGCATGTTGTTATTAGTGTGGTTAATTGGTCATCATGGGTAGTTGTATCAATGCGGAGATAGTCTTTTAATTCATCCAGAGTTATAGGCTCTGCTGGTGGTGCTGTTGTTTGTATTAAAATCATGAGAATACCTCAAAATGTATAATTTAATACTTTTAAATCCTGCGCATATCTATGTGATACTATGCCCTGTATTTCAGGCTGTATTTCAGGTGTATAATACTCTTGATATGGTTTATGGTCTGCTTTGTTTGTATGAGAAAGGTCAGGCAATCCAGGAACACGCTCTTGGATAACCTTCCAGTCTTCATGTAGTCTTTCATATCTTCCAACGAACTCAGGCACTAATTTATCATCAATCATTAAGTCATATGTTTGCCTGCGCCAATGCTGATTTGCTCTATTATCTGGTATGTTGCAAACTATTTTCACGAATTCACCAAAAGGCATTTTATGGTACAATCCATATCGCAAAAAGGGATTAAACATTTTTTCCCTTTGCAATTTATCAAACCAGCAAGATACAAGCCTGTCAAAAGGATTACGCACAAATGTAAATTTGAAATAATCCTCAAACTCTGGTTTCATGGCTTTATATTTGTCACAAGTCCATCTCTTATTAAATACCTTGGCTGGTAATCCTTTATGGAGTCTCAATGCTCTCATGAAAGCATGTCTGATGCTTTGGCTTGCTATCTTACAAATAGCGAAATAAATTATTTTATGTTTATGAAAAATTATATTATTAGGGTCAGGCATTAACTTTCACTCCAGCATGAATCGAAAGGAAGCTTTACCCATCCTTTTAATATTTCATCTAATGCAATTCTTACTGATTCTTTATTTGCATCATGTCCGCAAAGAAGGCCACCAGGCTTTATTTTAGGTCGCCATGCTTGAATGTCCGCTATCACTCCTTTTGTAGAATGGTCTGCATCAATGAAAACAAAATCTAATGATTGATTTTCTATTTGTTTCGCTGCTTCTGTGGTAAGCATTTTTAAAAGTGTAATTCTTACATCATATTGTTTAGCTTTTTCTCGCACTATCCGCTCATTTTCTTTATGATTATAATTGTTATAAGCATAATCAATCCCTTTTTCTGGTTGGAAATCCCATGAATCAACTCCAATCATATGAAGCTTGGGACAATGTTCTAATAAAAAAAACAATGTATGCCCTTCTTTTACTCCCAGTTCTGCGCCATACCGCCATTTATTTTCTAATGCTAAACCTGCAAGCCATTCCCAGCGTCTCATTTAATCTTCTCGAAATACAGTAAGTTATTATAAGGGCTTTTATCTTTATATGCTTTCCATTGTTCTTTAATAGCCTGCTCAATCTCTGGTTTATTCTGATATGATTCATCACTAAATAAATCTATCCAATATTCTCTCGGCTGGCAGTTTACATGATAAGTCCCTGGTTGCCCTGGTTGCGCTGCACTAATCAAAATACGATTAGACAAAACGCATAAAGTGTTGATATATTGAAGTGTATATTCAGGCTCTATGTGTTCAGCCACTTCAAAAGATACAGCAAGACTATAATGCAAAAAGTAAGTCCATAGTTTTCTTAAATCATGTATAATAATCCTATCTGGTTCAATCATATAGGGTATTGCATTTTTACACCCTTCAATACCATTTGCTTCAATTCCCTGCTCGTAAAATCCCTCAACTAAATTACCTATAGCGCAACCAACATCAATAATGCTTTTAGGATGTAACACTTCTATAATTCCAGCACACATGATAGGGATATGTGCATTATTATTTATGCGCCGCCTGTAGTATTGGAATAGGACCATCATATTTGTTCCCAGGATTAGCTCTTAATTCAAGTTTTTGAAATTGTGGTATTTTCTCCCAATTCTCAGGCCATACTTTATGTTGATCCTCTTTTCTCTTTGCCCATTTGAAATGCAAATAATCAGAAATATTATCTTTGTAAAACCTTTTGCCTAATCCCTGCAATTTTTGAGTGTATTGACCATTGATGTAATGAACAGCAGGAGCCATTTTAACAAAGCGTGGCTGATTTTCTTTAATTACCGGCTGTCTGTTGCTCATATGTTTAAGGTCTCGCACAACATTAACGCCCTGTAAGAAGATATGGTCATATTTATTGCTATCAATCAGCTTTCTAACCTTATCACCCAGCCAATCATGAGCCACCATGTCACCATCCCACTGTGATACCCATTCATAATTTGAAAGAGAAAGCGCCCAGTTATAGAAATAAGTCTTTGAATAAACTGAACTGGCTGGCTGGTCTTCGTATCCATGTCCATTCGGCATCAGCTTAAAAGGATACTGATATATTTTAATCTTAGGCGAATTAAACGACCTCAAGATATATTCTGTTCTATCTGTTGAGACATTAAGAGCGCAAATAATCTCATCATGCCAGTCAATGATAGATTCAATGCATGGTTTGATAAACTCATCCTCATTAGCAAGCCGCACTACAGCGGACAATCCATGTTTTCTGTTTATCCATGCGTTCTTGTCTATGCTATAATCGCTATAGCCTTCTTTATTTTTAGTGTAGAGCATCTTCCAGTTTCATCCGCTTAAAACATGACAATGCTGTTTGCCGTGTTGCATTTATGATACTTATATCTTTTGGGACCACCTCAGCCATCTTGTTGTAAAATCCAATCCACTCTTTTAATTTTGCAACAGGAGGATTATGTAATGGCTTTTCATGGCTTCCAAACCAATGAGCTTTCCCCTGTGTATATTGCATATCGTATCCAAGCAGGATAATCTTTTTATACTTCAGAAGGATTGCTAAATTGATTGCCTGATGTCCGCTATTTTTCCCCGTCCTTAACTTCGGCCACTCAAAAGATAATCCTGAAATACCGCCATTTTTCATCTGTATGATGCCCTGCCTGCCGTCTATATCCTCGAGAGCAAATTTAAAGCATGGCAATTTATTTACCCTTGCCCAGTGCCAATTCCACCATTTACGGTCACACCCATAGAGATAATCCAGCCGATTGCATATCCTATAAGCATCGTTAATGCCCATGATATTTGTGTTACATTTCTCAACATATTCTACATCCTGCTTTGTCAGGGATGCCCCGCCTGCAAGAATTACTATGGTTTCATATTTACGCATATTTCTTTTTCAGATGTTCCCATGCTATCCCATTTTCATATTCTTCAAGCGTCCACTGCTTATATGCCAAATCATACAACCATTGAGTGCGGTCTGGAAAATATCGCCTCATTGTAATTTCATTTCGTGCCATTGACCATGCCATCGAACCCTGATTCATGGCAATCAAAGAAAGACCATTTAGTATTGCATCCACCCCTGAGTTGCTGCAAAATGTAACAGCCATATATGCACTGCTAAATGAATCTTCTAATGATCCGTTTATAAGTCCATCTACATTATGAATTGCCTGCTGTCGTGATAGTGGATGTGGTTTGTAATAAATCGGCATTTCAGTAATTTCTCTTATTTCGTTTATTGTTTTTTGATACCAAATGCTGATGTTGGAATTTCTTAAACTCTGGTCTCCATTAACCTGCCCCATAAGCAATATATAATAGCCATCTGTTTTCCACGGTGCTATTTGTACGCCATGCTTTTTCCATCTATCAGGCGGGCTATTATCAGCGAGAAAATCAGCATATCCATTAAGGCCATTATATCCGCAAGAGGCGAATGCTTTTCTGTCTCTGAAATATCCACGTTCAAGAATGAGATAATCGCCATAATGGATTCGCTGTCCCTCTATGATGTTTGGGTGCCTGGCTCCCCAGATAACCGCAAGGTCGCATGGCTTATAATTGTTGGAATTTAACCACTTCACATCGTTAAAACCATGCTTTTTTAAACCTCCCTGAAATGCCACTATCCAGTTACGGGCATGGTGTTGAAGGTCTCTTGTGTATAACCTTATGCTAAAGCTCATTTTGCAATTCACCCATCGGAAAAGCATCAAGAGCGCTCCCAGGCGTGCAGTTTATCACCGTTATATTTCGTTCCTTCAAATCAGGGAGCATGTTCTTAAAATGCTCAATGCGATTTTTCCAGAAAGGCCGTTGATTGTTTGGGTGATCTCCGAACCAGTGGCTTAATCCGCCTATATTTCTCATGTCATAGCCTATGAGCAGTATTTTTTTTGCTCCAAAATTTACAGCTAAATTAATAGCCTGATACCCGCCTATTCTGCCATTCACAATCGAATCCTGCCTTTTTGATAATCCCTGGTCGTGGGGTTCGCCTTCAATCCATATCAAATCAGGGTATCTTTTCTCTGCAGCCAAAGAGCGTGTTATTCGCAACCCCCGAAACTCTTTCGTATTCTCATAGTGCCACTTCCACCATACGCTATCGCAAACATAAAGAACATCAGCCCAAGGTGCAAGTTGATAAGCATCATTGATTGCAATGGCAAAAACACTGCCTTTCTTGTGCGCCTTCTGGATTATGCCAATCTGCTCTTGCGTTATGGATGGGCCGCCGCCTATGATAACGGCGACCCTATCTTCACACAATCGAGGAACATAATAGGAAACTAATCCAGCGGAAGAAACTCCTTCCTGAAAAGATCGTCCTCCTCCGTTTTTTTTTCCTCTATAGAAGCAGCAGGCTCTTCTGTAGGTTCATCTACAGGCTCTTCCTTTTTGACCTGCTTAACAGACCTGTTCACTTTTTTAGGTCTGCCAGGTGACTTTTTTGGTTTCACCGTTTTTATG